TCAGAACTTTCAAAAAATTACTTAATACTCACTTGAGTTATCCTGCCGTTGCTTTCTTATACCCTCTCTAAGTAATGTAGATAATTTACGAATTTCTCTTAATGTATTTCTGGAACGGACAGAGGCTGCTCTGTTTTTTGTTTTACCTATAAATTTATATAAGTCTACTTCCAACTCAGTCATAAGCTTTCGCATTTTCTGATATTGCTCATCTATATTATAGTTATCGTAAAAACTCATTGATTTTTTAATTAATCATTATCGTCTCCTGCACCACCAATTCTATCTAGCTCCTTAAGTTTTTTCTCCATATTTTCCATAAGGATTTTTGTCTTAGCTTGCATATGAGTATTTTTCTTTAACAACTCTGTTCGCTCTGCTAAAGGAGGAGTCTCTTCTCCTGTATTTGGTGTCTCAGGCTCTATTCCAGGAGCTGCTTCAACACCTCCAACATCAGGACCTACTCCTGGAACAGCTTCAGTTCCTGTGGTTTCACCACCTATTCCTCCACCTATACCACCAGTCATAGCTCCACCACCACCAAATGCGCCACCGCCTCCACCACCTGCTCCAGCATCGGCCGCTCCACCTTCAGTAGGGGCTGCCGCTTGACCAGGAACATAGCCAGGCTTTCTGAATTTCCTATCTAGTTCTGAAAATATTCCTGTTTCGCCATACTCTTCGACTGACTGGTCAATCTCTGCAAACATTTTCTTCTCTATCTTTTTCTGTCTAAGTATTTGTTTTATTTCACTCTCAGAAAAACCCATAATATATTGCATAGCCCAAGTATATGATACAGGAGATGTGGCTTCATTATTAAAAATTTCCTTAAACACTTCTAGCCTAGCCTTCATAGTCTCCAGCTTCAGAAGCTCTTGCTGAGTAGAAGGGTTTGTCAGAGATAGCTTGAAATTATCTAAATCATCTTCGAATCCAAGAAAGTACAAATGTATATTAGCAATCCTGCGAAGCTCCATTACAATAGCCTCTTGTATCCTATTAATAGTTCTGCTAAACCTTAAATCTGCTTGAGCTAATGCAGAGCCGCCAGGGATAGTTTCAGCATAGTTCAAATAAGGCTTTGGCACTTTGAGGGCGGCAAATAATTTATTTTGCAAATACTCTACATCGGCGATAGCATCAAGATTTGCGGCACCTGGAAGAGTTTCAACTCTCGAACTCTTGTCTCCTCTTATTGGAAGGAAATAATCTTCTTCGTGTGTAATGGGGTTGAACTTGAAATTTATGTTACCAGTTCTTTCGTTTGTTACTGGAGATTTTTTAATTTCATTCTTTACTTTTTGGATGTATTGTGGAACATCTGCAGGGTCTAAATTTCCAACCTCGATATAATAAACTCTTCTTTCAGGTGCACGAACAACACGATACACAAGCATAGCATCTTCTGCTAGTTGTAATTGCTTCCACAACTTCCTAGCCGGAGACAACACGGATGTTCCATATGGCAACTTACTTCCATCTCCTAAAATTCTGAAGTGGCCCATCTGCCATTCTTCAAAATACATATTATTTATTTCCCACTTGAATCTAGCAGATGCTATGTTGCCATCCCATCCTTCTTCTCGATGAAGTTCTCCTGGAGGTAAAATTCTCACATCGTAAATTCCTTGCTTTTGGTCAATTTCTAATTTTAGAAAAGCGTCTCCGAATTTCAAAAGCTCTCTTGTCCAATAGCTTAAATTAAAATCTATATTTAATGTCTTATCGAAAAGGTCTCTTAAAACTTTTTTAACTCTTACATTATCTGAATATATTGACAATATATCACCACGCTCATTTTTTGTAACACATTCGTCAGCCATTATGTCAAGAGCTGCAGCGACTTCTGGAGACATATCCATTGCTCTGTAATCTTGATATGCACTAATTCTATCTGCATCATAATAAATCGAACGAGAATATAAATCGTGAGCTATCTTAAAAGATTGAACATCCAAAAAGTCTTGTTGTAATTGCTGTATATTATTACCGCCTCCAGAACCGACTGGTGGAACACCTGTTATAACACCTCTTTGTACTGTTGGGGTTGGGGTAACAGTCTTTCTGCCTCCTCTAAGTGCTTTTAACACATCTAAAAACACACTATTTTTCTCTGCTGCCATTGTATCTGTTTTTTGTTATAAATACTAAAATATTTGTAATAATACTCGTCAAACGAATTAAAGTAAAGCGAAAATCAACTTTTATCCCTTTATTGGGCCGTATAACCAAGAAATATCCTCTCCGTTATCTGCTTGTCGTGGTTGTGTTAATTTTTCAGCGGCATCTTTGGCTTGTTCTGCTCTTACCACATCTTCTAATTTAAACTTATCGCCAGTATCACTTCTGCTTATTGAGTTTAACATAGCACCATAAAACTCTCTACTTCTGAATACATTATCAAATTCAGTTTCTCTCATAAATAGAGCTATACCCAAAGCGATAATAAGGTCATCGTGATATCCACGAGTATGTTCTGCTTTGTCTCCTTGGAATACAAAAGTTTTGAATTCGTCCAACAATCTAGTAGACCTTAATTTAACTTCTCCGCTACGCATATACTTTGTGATACTACCAATCACGAGAGGCCTTGACTTCATTGTAGTCTGGAATCCAGGAATTTCTGAGTTCTCGTCCACACTATCAAACCCAGGATATCTTATATATACTTTTTTAACTGATTTTGAGTGGTATATTCTATTTGGGTCATACTTCAAATATTTCTTAAGCATTAGAGCCGTAACTAAACCAAAGCTATTACATTCGACAGCAACGAAAGCTTTATTATATTCTCTACCTACTTTGTCAATTACATTTGCAAAAATATCTGGAGCAATTTTCCCTTGGTATTCTGCTACTTGTGTAAGATTATCTGCATCTAAAATTTGAATTGTGGAATAGTCGCTTCCATCTCCGCGACCAACATCGGCAGCAATTATATAATTTGTTTTTTCTTTAGGCTTTTCCCATACCAAGAATGAAGTTTCTCTACCAACCACAAAACCAGTACCTTCATTTTTGAAATCGTACCAACATACCGGTTTTATTCCTTGACAATCTTTTTCGTACTTTTCTAATACATGATTTTCTATAACCATAGCTGCAGAACCTTCGAAAGATAAATCTAATTCTTGTGCTATTTTTACGGTATCATATCTGTATTTTTCACATTGCTGTCCATACCATGGGCTCCATATAAACTTTTTGCCAAGCTCATCAGTTCTTTCTTCCATATCTTTTGAAAGAACTGGATGCAAACTCCAGTGAAGTTCTGACCTTACAAAATCATTTTCTTTCTTTTTTGAGGCCATCCAAGTTCCGTGATATAGGCCACCAGTTCCTTTAGGAGTTGAAATCATTATACACTTTCCTTGTGTTACACTCAAAGCACCGCCAGAAGCTATCCATATGTCATCTGCGTGCTCAATGAACGCAGTTTCATCTAACACAAGCATTGTTAGCGATTCGCCTCTGCCGGCATCTTTAGAGGATGCAACAGCTTTTACCCAAGAGTTATTAGAAAATCTTATTTTTTTAGTATTATTTTCTGGGCGTTCACTTGGCAATAGAAATGCTGGGACATGGTCAAGAAACCTCCTGACAGTATCAAGCATACGCACCGCTGAATCACCTTTATTCGCCACTATAAGGATACTTTCATCATAATTGAAGATAATCTTCCACGCGACATATCCAGCCGTTAGAACGCTCAATCCCATCTGACGACTTTTCAGAACTATATTATTTTGATTGTCATTAAATTTGCGTATAGTTTCCTCTTGGTAAGGATAGCAAGTCATATGGTCAATGCGTTGCTTTTCTATATCATATACAAAACCATAGGTGTTAAGAAAATACACTGGGTCCCGGGCACATTTCACATATTCCTTTATTTCTTCTTCGGTCATTTTCGGTGTAAAAGTTGATACTTTAATAAATAGCCCTCGAAAAGACTATTGAGCGGTCATTAAATATGCAAAACGCCGTGATTTATTTGAAATTCAAGAGAAATTGAGCCATTTTCTTCGGTTACTGCAGTTGGGATACAACCATATAATGTCCACCACCCAGATTCTTCACTTTTGTCATCATAAATTTTTTTGACCTTAATTGAGGTTGCTCTTGGATTAGAATGATACTCACTGAAAAGATGTGAATTAACCCAAGTAGATAGTCTCTCTCCGTTCCCTGGACCTTCACATTCTATTAGCTTAAATGTTATTGGTTGCCATTCTATTCTAGTTGGCGTTCCAAGATGTTCTAAACCTGGAGCACGAGCATAAGTTGTTATAGTGCTAATTGGAGAAACTGAATCTGCTATGAATATCTCGGGATATTTGAAGTCCATAAATTCCAATCTAAACAAATTTTTTTCTGAAGTCTTTTCTTGCTTAAATTTTTCTATTATAACTCGCCTTTTGGGCGGAAAAAATCCTATCCCCATAAGACCTAATTAATAGTAAAAAAGAAGAAAAGTAAATATTACAAGAAATAATAACTAACTTTAAGATAAAATTGTTAATAAATTATCTTTTAATTCTTGTGATAAATAAGGCTTTGTACTACTAGATATTCCGTCTATTAATGGTTGTTTATATCCTTGGATATATAAATCAATTTGCATTTTAACTGAATTTAATAAATCAAAAGAGTACATTAAGCCAAGGGCGTACAGAGCACATACTTTAGCATCTCCGATAATATTTGAACGCAGTGTAATTCCTTCTTCAATTGCTTCTACTGGCGAATAATATTTTATATAACTTTTAGTACACCCTGAAGTGCTATCATTACAATACCAAACAACATTTAATTCTCTAGACATAACAAGTCCAAAAGCATCTACTCCTCTTGTGTATGTTCTTGTTTCTAAAACAACTAAATCAGAATATGTAAGAGCAGAGTCACATAA